CATCAGATTCTATGTCTAAGTTAGCCACTAGCAATGGCGAGGTCGGTTGGCGATTCCCTCGTAACTTAGTATTGCGTCTTTCGACCCAACGGCACTTTGAATAATCCACATAGAATAAAATATCATCAAAGTTGGTAGTGCTTTAAAACCTACCCGCGGTTTGTACATTTCTGTACGGTAATACTAGTCATTCAATTACCTTTAGAGTAACGAATGTTTTGATACAAACAGTTCTTGTGGTTAACGAGAAGCAGTGACGGAGTTCATCCCATCTTATCCGAACGTATGTATAATATACGCCCTCAATCCCGAGTCGGCAACCCGACTAACAGTTCCACTATGTATTGGTTTATTGTAATCATTATTAGCCTTTGGGGATTTATATTAGAATTAAAAATTGTTTTTGAATCGATTTGTATTAGTTATGTTGAACATACTAACACAACGAAAAGGGGTTGTCAACCTTTTTTACAACTTTTTTTATATTTTTTTATAAAATAGGTGTTCCAGCGTTTTTACTGAGTTCAAAGTTGTCTTGTACTATCTCATTTAGGTATTCTATGTGATTAGCCGGCATCTCATGGAGTTCTGATATACTTACGCCGCCCCTCATGTACCAAGATAGTTTATATAGAGTTTTGTGTAGATTATCAAGTTTTTTTAGATAAGACTCTTGCTTTTCTACTATTTCTTCGCCGCTGGCAGTCTTTAACCAGCCGAGGAAAAATTTACAGGGTTCATCTCAAACTTTATCTTATCTTTGTGATTACACGATTCACAGGCAAACTCAAAGGTTGTCAAGTCTTCGGGTCTTTTAGTTACAAGTTCTACCTTATCATTGACTTCTTTTATAACTGTTGCTGGTACATTGTTCATAAACTCCATAATCATTTCTTTATCTTTGACAACTTCATCTGGTGTTTCAATTTTGTCAATGGCATTTATTAACAGGTCCACGTTTTGTTTTGAAACCTTTCTAAAACTAATCGCAAACTGCTTTGCTAGTTCCATTTCAGTTATTTCGTTGTCGCCTACTGCTTGAATACTTTGTAAAATACGTTGTTGTTCAACATCAATCAATGCTAATCTTGTCATACTTTCTATTTTCGGAGGAGTAATATGAATTTTTAAGTCTCCGTGTTCAATAGGGTCAACTTTGTCTATTTCTGGAAACTTTTCAAGGACATTGTTTATGTCTATGTTATATTCTGCTTGTTCTTCACATTCAGAACAAGTATGTAAATGTGTAATAGTTTTTCCATATGTTGCATATTTTATTGCTAAGAATAGTAAGTCAGCATCTATGTTACATAATTCTCTAGGGTCTGGAATTGACGGAACACAACTTTTTATAACATTCATCAAGGCTTCACCATTAAGAAGAGCATCTGGATTTTGCATTGATATCTCATCAATAGCAGTCATAGGCATGATAGGAATTTCATCTAATATTGTTTTAGGAATTTCCGGATTAAATCTGCCGCCAGTAGGAATTTGTACATAAATCGTTGGTTTACGAAAGTACTTAGATAATGGATTTAGTTTTTCGCTCATTTTATTTCCTTTGATAAATACAGTATAAGTTAATTAATTGGATAATTAAGTATGAATATAATTATCTTCATTAATATTTATCTTTAATAATAACTACGAAGTTTTAGAATAGAGAGTACTAATGGCAACAGACGAACAAAATGTTTATATAACGGGCTCCAGTCTAGCAGATTGGAGTACAGAAGCAACTCAGGCACAAATTGCGGGTAGTTTAAAGCAGATTCAAGCAGATGGTAATGCCATGATTAGAATGCTAACTCATATTGCTAACGGAACAAAGATATCAGCAAAAGAACTCAAACAAGCCAAAGATTCAGTTAGAACAGGTAATAGAAATGAAGCAGTTAATAACAAAAAAGAACAAGCACGAGATAACCGAGTTATTAACAGTCAACAAAAAATAGCAAGTTCTGGTCTTGCTACTCTGTCCGCTATATCAGGATTAAGGTCAGACACACTTGATGTTGAGAGAAGACAGAAAAAGAGAGATGAGTACTTTCAAGCATTACAAAAACAAGGTTTTACCGATGATGCCGCTGGAAAGGCAGCCGACAGAAAGATACAAATGGACCTTTATAGCAGAATAGGTGGGGTTCTGGCAGGGTTCACTGCTAGTGTTACAGGACTTGTCGAGGCAGGTTTCGCTGGAGTAGAAAAGGGATATGCAGAGAGATTTGCAATGGTTGCCGAAATGAGACAAGCGGGATTACTGGGAAAAATGGATGACACTGAAGCGGGTTTTATATCGTTATCAAAAACTATATCAGCAACGAATTTCACTTTTGGCGAAGCATCAGAATTCACTAAAGAATTTGCTAGAGCAGTTGGTGTAATCGGCGTTAAGTCAGCATTACAATTTTCTGAATCAGTTGCCTCTACTACTGGCATGGATTTTATGAGAAAATATGCATTAGAATTTGGCCAAGTTGCCAACATTGCTGGAGAATATATCGACTCACTAAGAATAGGTGGACAACTTAGTACTATGAGTGAAAAAGATATGAGGTCTGGAATGAATGATTTTATGTCTAATGTAGAAATGACTTCAAATGTATTAAAAATCTCAATGGAAGAAGCGGCGGCATTAATGAAAAAAGCAATCGGTCCAACTGATGTAGCATTATTGGCAATGTTACCTGAAGAACAAAGAAAAGCGATTGAGGCTGGATTCCAGTCAGTAAATGCACAAGGTAATCCTATGTCAGAAACACTCGCAAAAAGATTAGCGGCGGGTAGCAGAGGCGCATTCTTACAGACGGCAGAATACCAAGAGATGGCACAAACTGCACCAGGACGAGAAGTTCTTAATTTCGTTGAACAAATGGCAAATACATTAGAAACAGGGTCAAACGAAGATTTCCAGTCAGCACTAGCACAGGGATTTCCAGAACTTGCAACCAGTCTTATTGAATTGACAAGAGGAACGGGCGTAGGAGTTCAATTACTTAACGACCCACAATTAGCAGGGATGGTTGGTTCGATTATCGAAGCATCACAGAACTACGGTGGCGACAGAGGAGCCGATGCTGGCACTACTGCGGGTGCAAGACAAGATGCAGAAGGAACACTTATACAACAGCAAATACAAATAAGAGAAGCACTTGTGTTAAGTGAAGCGGCAATGAATACACATATGGAAAACTTTATTGATGACATGATGGACATAAATGTGGCTCAGTTACAATTAGCAAGAGAAGTAGCAATAACATTAGAGACAATGTCCGGAATTACTGGGATAACAAATGAAGTTAGAACTTTTCTAACAACACTCAAAGATAAATCATTATCTGCTATTCTTTCAACACTTCCGGGTGAGGCTAGTCCTGAGTTACAAGCGTTATTAGATGCACAAAGTGGATATACTAGTCAAATTCTGAGCGATAGTGGGTCCAGAGAACTAGACAGTGACTTCGACAAAAAAATGATAGGATTTACCGAGAGGCTTGAGAGTATAAAAGAAGATTATGGTAACGAGACTATCGGAAAAAATGAGAGAGACGAACAAATCAAAGAATTACTTATCAGTTTTCAGATGCAGTCTAAACTTACAGAAGCGATGTTGATAGCAAATAAAGAAGCAATCACGGCAGGCTCCGAAAAAGAATCAACTTGGGAACAAAATGTTCAGGATATTGCCAAATTCGCAGGTGAGTTGAATAAGTTCACAAAGAAAATGGATTAAGAAAAGAAATAGGAATATAGGGTTGACAATAAATATAAAATATGTTAAGATAGATAAATTAGGATTAAATTATGACTTGGAAAAAGTACTTTAAAACATACGATGGCATGCCTCGTAGAACACAGGAATTTGGAACTGCTCCGAATAATGCCTCTAGTTCAAAATACAGCAGTTGGCTACCAGAGGTTTATTTGGGACAACCCAATAGAGCCCAGAGATATGGACAGTACGACCAAATGGATATGGATTCTGAAGTCAATGCCGCATTAGACACGATTGCAGAGTTCTCTACATTGTTTAGTGAAACTACTAAACTACCATTTAACATTCAATACAATGATGACCCATCGTTTACTGAAAACGAAGTTCTTCAAAAATCACTACGTCAGTGGTGTTCAATGAATAAAATGAACAAACGTATTTTTAGAATTTTTAGAAATACAGTGAAATACGGTGACCAATTATTCGTAAGAGACCCAGAAACATACAAACTATATTGGGTAAATCCAGCAAAAGTTGAAAAAGTTGTAGTAAACGAAGGCAAGGGTAAAAAGATTGAAGCATATTATATTAAAGATTTAGACATCAATATGCAAAGTCTTAACATTACAGCAGACAGTGTTAAACTATCACAAACCGGAAGCCAACATATGGGTATTCCAACACAAACATCTGGTTTACAACAAGGATATACTTCTTCTTCGCCACAGGCTGGAAGATTCACTCAAGACCAAACATCAACAGCAATTGATGCCAAGCATGTCATTCATGTGTCTTTGAGTGAGGGTATCGACCAATACTGGCCATTCGGCACAAGTATGCTTGAGCCTGTATTTAAAGTATATAAACAAAAAGAACTACTAGAAGACTCTATCATTATCTATCGTGTTCAAAGAGCGCCAGAACGTAGAGTATTCTATATCGATGTTGGTGATATGCCAACTCACAAAGCACGACAACACTTAGAGCGTATTAAGAATGAAATTCATCAACGAAGAATTCCATCTAAAACTGGTGGTGGTGCTAATGTTGTAGATAGTGCGTATAATCCACTATCAATTATGGAAGATTATTTCTTTGCTCAAACAGCCGAAGGCCGTGGTTCTAAAGTTGAAACATTGCCAGGTGGTGAGAACTTAGGAGAAATTGATGACTTGAAATTCTTCAATGACAAACTTCTAAGAGGATTGCGTGTCCCACCAAGTTACTTAGGCGGCATGGATGCAAATGGTTCTGCGTTTAATGATGGTAGAACTGGCACAGCAATGATACAAGAGTTTAGATTTACAAAATACTGTGAAAGACTACAACAACTTATTGTTGAAGAACTAGATAAAGAATTTAAGATGTTCTTAAAGCATCGAGGTGTTCAAATTAAAAGTAGTTCTTTTGACCTATCATTCAATGTTGTACAGAACTTTGGTAAATATCGTCAAGCAGAAGTAGACCAAGTAGCAATGAATGTGTTTACGAGTGTTGAAGGTGCAGATTACATCAGTAAGCGTTTTGCGATGAAGCGTTTCTTAGGATTATCTGAAGAAGAAATCTTAGAAAATGAAATGTTGTGGAAAGAAGAACGTGACCTTTCAGACCCTCTTGCACAAAGCGAAGACGGACTTAAGGGCGTAGGTGCTTCTCCGGGACCAGTGGGTGGCGATTTTGATGCTGGAGACTTTGATGCAGATGACTTAGACGACTTAGGCGATGAAGATAATGTAACAGGCACAGAATCTCCTATTTCTGGAGCAGAAAATACTGATACCGACGCTGATTCTAGCGATAATGTATAAATACATAGAGCGAGGAGCGTAATAATCGCTTCTTTAATAATTGTTTATTCAAGGAGAATATAAAATGGCAGTAGTACAAACAATGACAATCACAGATGATAGTGGAAAAGCACACGCATCAAGCGAAGCATTAATGGATGCCTTTCACGCTGATTGCACTAATGACGAAGAAGTGGTTGCTAAAATTGAAGCGGCAACAGAGGCTGGTACAGCCGTTGCTGAAGTAGAACTTTCAGAAGCAGGTGATATGGTTACTATTAATAGAACTTGGGCAGATGCCGCTTGGGCAGAAGTCAAAGATATGGAACATGCAGTATATACTGGATGGACCGTAACTCACCAAACTGACGAGTAATTAAAATTTAAGAAGACGGGCAAGTTTAATGAAGTATATTGAGATAAACGAAAATTATTCTCCAGAAGATGACGAGTTCAATAGCATTGACCTTGAGGACACTCGTAAGGTTCGACTAACTCTTGCCCATCTTTCTAAACTAAGAAAAATTAGAGAGTATAGAAAATACCAAAAAGGTGCTAAACAGGCACAGGTAAAACAACAGTATGGCGCTTCAAAAGAAGCCTCTGGACCTCCTGATTTTTAAATACTAGCAAGATAATTAAAGAATTAAGTATCACTTTTTAAAAAGTAATATTTCACTAAATATCTTAACATCAGCGAAAAAACCGTAAAAACCGCTCATTTTGTCGTATATTTCCTGTATACGACCATAATCCCTATAAATACTTGTGTATGAAACAAAACATGTCATTTACTTTGTAAAAGATATGCAATATGTTCGTTTCTATAACCTGCCGCACCTTGTGGCTAATGAATAAGATTAATAAGGAGACTTATAATGTCCAGAAGTACACTAGAACAAGTGCTAGAATTGTTAATCAACGAAGAGACTGATAAAGCAGAATCGCTTTTACACGACTTTGTTGTTGAACAAGCACGACAAATCCATGAGGATTCTCTTAACGAAAGCGACACCGTTGTAGAAGAAGAACTTGAGGAAATTGAAGAATCAGAAGAAATCGAATCTTTGAACGATGATATCGAAGAAGATTCTGATGAAATTGAAACAGAAGAAATGTTTGATGATGAAGATATGTCTGACGATGAGGCTGAAGAGGACCTAGAAATGGGCGATGAAGAGCCATCTGAAGAAATTGAAGACAGAGTTGAAGATTTAGAATCAGCGTTATCTGACCTAGAAGCAGAATTTGAAAAAATTATGTCTGGCGAAGACGATGCAGAAGATGAAGGCGAAGAAATGGATATGGATGATATCGATTTAGATATCGAAGAGCCTGAAATGGAAGAATCAGTAGAAGAAGTTGTTGAAGAAGCAGACGAAACTGAAGAAGCCGTTGAAGAAGCCGCATCTGAAGATTTAGACGAAAACGAAGAAGAAAAGTTGGAAGAATATACAATTCCAGCATCTGCTAACGAAGGTGACAATGGCGAAGGTTCTTCACCAGTTGCTAAAGATGGCGGCGCAGACGAAAGTGACGCGGCACCAGTTGGACAAAACGATGGTAATACATCTGGCGGTTCAGCATCAGCAGAAGATATGAAAACAGGTAATGTAAACACAGTTGGCAACAAGAAAGCGCCAGCACCGAAAAAAGCCTAAGTAATAAACTCTTTTAGGAGAAACCAATGACAGTTCTTATTGAAAAATATACACATAATCAAGCAAACGTTAAGTCACGTATTGTTGAGAACGAGTCAGGTGAAAAGAATATGTTTATGGAAGGTATTTTTGTACAAGGTAATGTCAAAAATGCCAACCAAAGAATGTATCCTGTGAGCGAGATAGCCAAAGCAGTAGAATCAGTCCAACAAAGAATTAAGGAAGGATTTCCAGTTTTAGGCGAATGCGACCATCCACCTGAATTAACAGTCAACGTTGACCGTGTTTCACATATTATTGAAAATATGTGGATGGACGGTGCAGACGGATTTGGAAAACTAAAGATTGTTCCTACGCCAATGGGTAACATTATCAGAACATTAATCGAATCAGGTGCCACTTTAGGTGTCTCGTCTCGTGGTTCTGGTGAAGTTGACAGCAGTGGCAAAGTGAGTAATTATGAAATTATCACGGTTGATATTGTGGCACAGCCAAGTGCCCCGGATGCATATCCAAAAGCAATATACGAAGGATTAATGAACATGCGTGGCGGTTACCAAACTTGGCAACTAGCACAAGGTGTTCAAAACGACAAGACAGCACAGAAGTACTTGTCAAAAGAAATAGTTAAGTTCATAAGAGAACTTAAACTTTAATAGAAGAAGGAGAACCAACAATGGCACAAAATGAAATCCTTGCTGGCCTTCTTGAGTCTGATGTTTTGAGTGAAGAAGTTTCTACTCAAATTTCAGAGGCTTGGGAAGCACAAATAAATGAAGCAAGAGAGGAGATAACAGCCGAGTTGCGTGAAGAGTTTGCACAGAAGTTTGAACACGACAAATCAGTGATTGTTGAAGCAATGGATAACATGCTTTCAACTGCAATCAAAACTGAAATGGATGAGTTTAAAACAGACCGTGAGGCACTAATCGCAGAGCGTGTTGCGTATAAGAAAGCAATTTCTGAACATGCATCACTCCTTGAAAAATTCATTACTTCTCAATTAGCAAATGAAGTTAAAGAACTTAGAGCCGACCGCACGAAAGTTAACGAACATTTAGATAGAACTAAAGAATTCGTTGTTAAACAACTTTCACGTGAATTGGCAGAGTTCCACGATGATAAGCGTGATTTAGTGGAAACTAAAGTACGCATGGTAGCAGAAGGTAAAGAGATTCTTAATAAGACTAAGGATTCATTTATCAAGCGTTCAGCAGAATTAGTCGAAAAGACAATTAATAATGCTTTGCGTTCTGAATTGGCTGTTCTTAAAGAGGACATCCAAGCGGCTAAAGAAAACGAGTTTGGCCGTAAGATTTTTGACACATTCGCAGGCGAATTTATGACCTCACAACTAAGTGAAGGTACTGAAGTTGCTAAGATTACTAAAAAATTAGAAGAATCTGCATCCGAGATTGCTAAATTGGAAGCAACAATTACTGAAAAAGAAGAAGCCATTTCAAGCGCCGAAACTGCAAAGAAAGTTTTAGAAGACAGAATGGACCGACAAAAGGTCATGGAAAGTCTTTTATCGCCTCTAGGCAAAGAAAAGCGTACAGTTATGGTTGATTTACTTGAAACAGTAAAAACAACTAATTTAAAATCTGCATTTAAGAAATATCTACCTGCAGTTTTGAATGAGACCGTCTCAACAGAGGCAAAACAATCGTTAAATGAAGGCAAAGTAACAGAACACACTGGCGATAGAGTTGAAGAAGTAGTAACTTCAGAAGCACCATCACAGGGTAGCGATGCCAATATAATCCAGTTAAAGAAATTGGCTGGACTTAAATAATAACCAGAAACAGGAGAGAAAGATGGAAAATCTTTTCGAAGGAAATAATTGGGACACTACACGTGAAACACTTTTAGATGGTCTAGAAGGTAACAAGCGTGATGTAATGTCTTCAGTTTTAGAAAACACAAAACAAGCACTTACAGAAAGTGCGGCAGCGGGTGCAACACAGGCTGGTAATATTGCTACTTTAAACAAAGTTATTTTACCAATCATTAGACGTGTTATGCCAACTGTTATTGCAAACGAAATCATCGGCGTACAGCCAATGACTGGTCCAGTTGGACAAATTCACTCACTAAGAGTACGTTA